ATTTAGATGGAACTTCTGCTCCATATAGTATTGTTTTGAATGCGGGAGGGGCAAATACAGATACAAGAATTAGGTCAGATACTTTAACCCATGCGTTATATGTTAGGGGTAGTGATGGGCAAGTTGGAATTAATGAGGATGAGCCAACTGCTGATTTACATGTTTTTGGTTCAAGACCTGCAAGATTTAGGATGAATAGTTTAAATTCAGGTGGAGCAATTATTTCAACTTATGGATATTCATTTAATACAAGTCAGACTGCTTTCGGGAATAATTTAGGTTTTTATGGTACATCTGTTAAAACTACAACTAATAATACTGGTTGGGGATTTAATATGGATAGTCAAAATGATATATTTAGAATTTATAGAAAAGCTGATTGGGAAACACCAATAGAAACATTTTTAGCAATTAATAGTGTAGGGGATGTTGGAATTGGAACTTCAACCCCAACTCACGAATTAAATGTAGTCGGTGATTTAAATGTAACTGGAGATATTTATCACGGCGGTGCTTTAATTGAATATTCTCCATTGATGATTGAAAGTGGAAATTCAGAACAATCAGTTATTGGTATGAAAGCAAATGATGGAAAATGGGTAGGATGTGGAGCTTATTTTAATGAAGCAACAAAATCTTATGATTGGAAATGTGAACCAATGGATGAAGTAGATGAGAAATTAGAAAAGAATGATTTAAGAAGAGATTGTAATAGTCAGAATAAGATTGTTAATTATGAAACTAAAGAATGTATTGAAAAGCCTGCAGAAGATAATGATATTTCTTATGGAGATGTAATTAATGTTGTTGAAGATATTGAAAAAGTTGTTATTTATGAATGTGAAGCACTCGGGGTATCAATAGAATGCAGTAAATTAAGTGCCCCAAATATCGAAGGAATACAATCAAGATGTTATTATTTTGACGAAGATTTAGATAGAGAAACTTATAAAATGTGTTTAAATGGTTGGATTTTAGCTTAAATTCTTGTTTATTATATAATTTAAAACTTATAATTTATAAATAAAAATATTTTAGGTTTATTAATAAGTAAATGGAAAAAATATCAAATTCAAATGATTGGAAAGTTTTTGAATTTCTTGCACCTATTCAAGAATCTCAATCAGTAGGGAAAGATTTTATAATTAAGGGTGTGGCTATTAACGAAACTATTACAAGAAATGGTGTAAAATATATTGCTACAGAATTACAAAAAGCAGCTCCTTCTTTTAGAAATAAACCAATTTTATTAAATCACGAAAACAAAATTGAAAATATTGTCGGTAGAACAACTGAAAAAGTTGACTTTAATAGTCAATTTAATAGAATTGATTTTGAAGCAAGAATTGTTGACGAGAAAATTAAAAAAATGATTGAACAAGGATTAATTACTGACGTTAGTATTGGGGCAAAAGTTGAAGACTTAAAGAAAGATAAAGAAAGCGGAGCAATTGTCGCGATGGGAATAGAAGGATTGGAAATAAGTTTAGTTGCTGTTCCTGGAGACCCTGGAGCTGGAATTGCATCTGCATTAGAAAATAGTTTTCAATTAAAAGAAAAAATGGAATTAAAAAATAATGTTAAAGAAGAAGTTATTGAAGACGAAGAGGAAGAAATAGATTATACTGAAGATGATAAAGACGAAAAAGACAAAGATAAACAAGAGGGAATTATAAAAATTAATACTAATCTAAATAAAAAAGGAGGTTTAAATATGTCGAAAGAAGAAACTAAAACTCAAGAAGTTGAAGCAGAGAAAGAAACTGAAGCTGAAAAAGAAACTGAAGAAGTTGCTGAAGAAAAAGTTAGCAATAAAGTGTTAACTAATCAATTTGATAAGATAATGACAAAAATGGAATCAATGGAAAAAAGAATTGACGAAGTTAAAGCAAAAGCAGTTAAAGAAGAAGCTGAAGAAGAAACTAAAGAAGAGGAAAAAGAAATTGCAGATGAGACAAAAGGCGAAGTTGCTACAGAAGAGGAAGAAGAAGTTACAGAAGAACGTGTAGTAATTGATAGAGCTGAGTCAGGAAACGGATTTGTAATTTCAAGAGATTATACAAAAGAAGATGCTGATTCAACAAAATTGAAACGTCTTATAAGAATTTAATTTTTTATATTTTTATATTATAAAATGAAAAAGGAGGTCAGTAAATAAATATGCCCGCAAACCCAAACGGTTATGTAAATGTATTCGATGGCGGTGCTCCAAGAGTTATCACTGGTTACGCAAAAGAAGCAGTAAGTGGTGGATGGTTTTTAGGTGCATCAGGAAACGCAGGAGTTGTTGGAAGTGGAATGGATAGTCTTGTAACTACAGATATTGAATTATTCCATACAACAGGAAGTGGTAATTTCGTTGGTATTGCATTACACAATGCAGCAAGTGGTGCTCCAGTAAGTGTAGCAACACGTGGTTCTTTCCTTGCATCAGCCAGTGGAACAATTGTTCTCGGAGGAACATTAGTAGGATGTAATAATGATGATGATGTTATCCCAACTGGTTCAAACGAATTAGGATATTCTTCAGCTATGAATCAAATAGGAAGAGTATGGACAACAGGAAGTGATGGGGATTTTGTAGTATTGGATATTCACGGATAAAATGGAAAAACAATTAAAAGCAGTTCAAGAATTGCTTCAAACAGGATTAGGAACAGAAGGTCAACTTTTGATTCCAAGAAAAATTCATAATACTTTGATTGAAGAAGTAAATAAGAATTTAATCCCAAGAAGTGAAGCAGCTTTGTATTTCGGTCCAAGTGATATTCCAGGCTCAAGCATTGATGTCGATAAAGTAACTCCAAATACAATGGATGTTAGAATTGTCGGAGAAGGTGCACAAATTCCAATAGACCAAGTTTCTTATACATCAGATAATTTAAAACCAGTTAAATACGGCGTAAGCATCAGAATTACTCGTGAAATGTTGGAAGACGCAAAATGGAATCTATTGCAACACAACATTAGAATTGCTGGAAAGAGAATGGCTGAGAATGAGACAAATCTTATTCTTACAAACGCTCTTGATCAAGCAAATAGCACAGTAACTGGTGGTGCAGCAATCACAATAGCAAACATTACACGTGGTATGCAATATTTGGATGATGAGGATTATACTCCAACTACTTTATTCGTTGGAATGGAAGTATTAAATGATTTAAGAAACATTGATACTTTTGTTGAAGCGAATAAAATTGGAAATAGAGATATGCTTGAAAGAGGATTTTTAGGAACAATCTACGGATTGAATGTTCTAAAGTTTTCGACTAATGCAGCTCCAAGTTCTACTTATTCAAAATATGCTTATATCACAGATAAAATGCATGCTTATATGATAGCTGAAAAACGTCCTGTTTCAATTGAGAATTTTGAATTACCAGTATATGAAATGAATGCAGCAAACATAACACAAAGAATCGTAGTTGCTGAGTTACGCTCAAAAGCTATTTGTAAAATTACAACTTCGTAGTTTTACTTTTTTTATTTTTTTTATTTTTTAAATTTCCGTGAAGAAGTAAGTTACCAATCTTTAAAATTGGATCAATCAAAATAAAATTTATACAATTGAAAGGAGGAATAAATAAAAATGACAACAGGAAGCACAGTATTAGGAACAGTTCAAGGTCTTGCTCTCGGCTTAGGCGGAGGTGGAGCATCTGGATTAGATATCGGTAAAATCGTTAATGTTCTTGGAGACCCAAACGGAGTAGTAACTGGAGTTCCATCATCAGGTGTAGCGTGGGATGGAGAAAATTCTCAGCATTATATGTTTTTAGCAGCAACTGATACTTGGGTTAAATTAGGTTCAATAGCATAAGATGGTAAGGTCAAATAGAATAAAATTTATTAATTTCACAGGTTCACCTAATTTAATGGGTGATAGTTCTTCTGGTGAAGTTGATGTATATAGTGAAAGTGCAATAAATGGAAGAATTCAATCTATTTATTTTGAAGGTGGAAATTGGAATCCTGCAGGAAGCATATTAATAAGCGTTTCAGGAACATCTGCGGGTTTAACATCTACAGAAGGAAAAATATTATTAATGACAAGCGGAACTGCAACTGGTCACGATTTAGGAGAAGATTGGACAGTATTCCCAAGAGCAACAACAGTGACTACAGACGGAACACCAATATCAGGAGCAAACGGATATAATGAATTCGCAGAAATTCCAATATGGTCTAAAATAAGAGTTCAAGCAGGGGTTGTTGGAACAGGTAGTAACGCGAGTGGTTTAACAATAGTTTACATATAAGTGTAAAATGACAAGTTTGAATAATATAGCGATAGGAAGTGTAATACTTAACATGGTTGAGAATATTCCATCTACTATTAGCGGTGCTGGTCTACATAACATTATAGATCAGCAAATTTATTTTTCAGAACAATTCACAGGAGATACTATTGGAACATCTGTAGCAGATAAATACCAACCAGCAATAATAAGTTTATCTATTTCACAATTATTACAATTAATGAGTTCACAAGGAATTGGAAATAAAGTAATAAAGATTGGTGAATTAAGTGTAACAAAAGAAGTTTCAACAACATCAAGTATTAATTTTTATAATGATGGAATGGAGAAATTAAACGTGCTCGGGCAGGATATAGTTTTTTCAAAATCATTACCAAATTAAAATGGCAACAAAAGAAACAACATTTATAAAAATAACTAATAAAGATATTTACAAAAAATTATGCGATGTAGAAGAGCATATTATAAAAACTAACGGTAAAGTAAAATTAAATAGATGGATTGCAACAACAGCATTGACTATTGTAATATCTATAATGGCTATAATGTTATCAAAAACAATTTTATAAAATGAAACAATTAAAATATATAGGAACACATAAACCAGAAGGAATGATTTTTGACGCAGAAGAAAAAGATGTTAAAAGATTACTTAGTAGCGGAGAATGGAAACTTTTAGAAGAAAATAATAATATTATAAAACAGGTTGAAGAAAGTAAACCAGATAAGAAGTGGAAAGAGATGGAAATATATGATTGGATTATAGATAAGAAAATTCCAATTAAATATAAACCAGCAAGTGATTCAAAAAATTATATCTTAGACAAACTCGAGAAAGGGGGATATTTATAAATGAGTAATATAGGAAGTGACTTTAAGGACGGGTTTAACGAAGTTCTTGAATATGGTCGACAAATAAGAATAAAATATTATGATGTTAGTTATGGAGCTGGGAGTTATTATGACGATGATGTTAGTTTAATAAGGACAAATATAGGGACAATAAAATCTGGAACTGATTATAATTGGTCAAGTGGGGCATTAACAGGGAATTCATTATATTTAGAAAGTCCATCGTATGTTCAAATTTTAAATGGAATATCTGGAACTAATATTTCTAATTTACATAATTTTACTATTGGATGTTGGTTTAATGGTAGTATTGTAAACCAAGATTATTCAAATGGTAATTCTGTAAGATTATTATGGATTCAAGATGATAATCCCTCTATTAGTTTTAGTTCAGGAATTACTTCTGGTTATAGATTAACATCAAATATGTTTAAGTCATCTGTATATAGTGAAATTAATTTTTTAGATAGTAAAACTGGAGAGTGGAACTATTTTGCTTCAACATATGATGGAGAATATCATAATTTATATTGTAATGGAAGTTTGATTGGAAGTGATAATTATGTTGGTTCCAATGTAAATTATAAAAATCAATTAATTATAGGAAAAGATGATGCTGGTAGAGAATGTGATGGGTATTATGATAATATTATTGTTTATAATAGAGCGTTAAATCAAAATGGAATGCAAGATATTTATGAAGGAAAAACAATAGATAGCGGAATTTTAGTAAATTATAAATTAAATGAAGGAGTAGGAATAAGTGTTTATAATTCACCTACATGGACGAGCGGGATTGTATTGCCTATTAGTAATATGAAAGGCAGTTCAGACGCAATTTTAGTCGAGCAAGGGCAACTTTTAACTAACGATAAAAAATTATATATTGATGGAAGCATCCCAACTTCTGGAGAAATGAAGATAGGGTTAGGCAGTCCTGTTTCTGACGAATTTAATTTAATATCTAATGGAACAAAAAGCTGGGATGTAAACGATGAGTCTATGGTCAAATCTCTTTATATTAGAAAACTCGATACAGGGAGTATTTATGGCGAATAGTTTTAGTATTAACGTTAATTCTTCTGAAGCAGTTTTAGCATTGAAAACAATAGAAATAGGTAAAAGAAAAGCTGTAGAAAAAGCAATTAAAGAGTCTGGGCGGTATGTTGAAGGAAAAGTTGTTGAAAGTGTTGCAGGAAAAAACGTTGAGCTAAAGAGTGTAGATACAGGGCGATTTATGGGAAGTATAAAAACAACATATCCAACACGTATGAGTGCAAATATTGATAGCGGAGTAGAATATGATAAATTTTTAGAATATGGAACTTCAAGATTTAAAGGACGCTATCATTTTGGTAATACAGCCAAAAGAGAGGAGTCAAAAGTAAAGGAATTCATTCAAGAAGCGATTAAGTAATTATATAATTTAAAACTTATAATTTATAAACAAACTAACTTTAATATTAACAATATACAAGCGAGTATATTTTATAATAACCAAGCGAGGTAAATATGACAATAACAGCAGTAAATTCAAGTACATTTTTAGCAGATAGTATAAATCTAATCAGGGATAATTTAAATTCTAATATTACCGACCCTATTTCTACAACAAGACCCGCTGGAGAGAGATTTGTTTTAACTTCTTATCCAAAAAGAGCCGTTACTTATCCTACAATTACAATTATAGATAAAGGAATTGTTCAGCCATTCAGACTTGGAATGCAAAGCGAAGGAACAGCAATTAAATTAGATGTTGAAATACGAATATGGGGAAGAAATGTTAAAGAGAGAGATGAATTATTTGATGAAATTTATACGTGGTTAAGAACTAATCAATTTGACGGAGCAAATGCTTTGACAACTGCAAATTTGCACGATTTTTCTTTAAAGTCCGCTATTAATATTGATGAAGATGGAGACAATGCTCCAAAATCAAAAGTTATGGAGGTTTCGTTTCTTTTTATATGCTCATAAAGAATGAAAGGAGGTTAATGATTAATGGGATATAAATTTTTAGCAGACCAAAATCAGACATGTTTTATTTATGAAAGTGGAACTTATGCAAATTCATCTGGAACAAGGCAATGGTTCGGATTAGTTCAAGAACATTCAGCAGATGAAGGAGCAGGAATAGTTTCTATAAGATATCAAGGTAGCACAGATAGAAATGTTGATGCATTTACAGATGGCCCATTGGACTATACTGGAACAGTTTCGTATTATCCACAAGATTTAAAATTTCTTGGATTCGCAATAGGTAGTATTTCTGAAACAGCAACAGCAGGTTCTCACACAATTACAGAAACAAATAGCGACGATGCAAATTATGCAATAAATACACAATCTCTTTCAAGTTTTACAATTGAAGACAGTAAAAAAACTGCAACAGCAGGAAGTAATTTTATAAGAACTTTTAACGGTTGTATGATTGATTCGTATTCAATGAATATGGCTCAAGGAGAGATAGTATCTTGTGAAATAGGGTATAGAGCTCAATCAGTAGATTTTAGTTCAGGAGCAGTTACAGCAGTAACACCAACAACTACAAGACCGTATTTATGGAGTGACATAACAATGCATTTACCATCAGGAACAGCACTTACAAATTTAAGTGATTTTAGCTTATCAGTTAATAACAACTTAGAAGCAGTGTTTCCTTTGAATGGAAGTAGAACAATAGAGCAACCTTACCCGCTTAATAGAGACTATGAATGTAGTTCTACATTTATAATGGAAGCAGATAATGCAAAAACATTATATGACCAGTATTATATTGGAGGAAGTTCGTTTAATATGATGGTAGCAATGGCAGGAACACCTGGAAGTGCTTATATTATAATGAGTGGATGTAAAATTACAGATATGGAAGTGCCGAGTCCAGTTGAAGGATTACACGAACAAACTTGTACAATCGTTCCACAGCATATTAGTGCAACTGTGCACGATACAATAGTTGATTATAATGCTTGGTAATAAGTGAAAGGAGGTAATAAGTATGACAGAAATACAAAAAGAACAATTAGTTTTTTCACGAGGAGAAGATGGAAAATTAATTCCACAACAAGTAATATTGGAAAATATCAAAGATAAACCAACAGTTTTAATAGTTCCGCTTACTCGTGGGAAACTTCAAGAAATTTATCAAAAAGCATTATCTGATGATATAAATGAAAAGATAGCAAGTGATAATGAAGTTATAAGTAATGGATTAATATCACCTAACTTAAATGCGGATGAATTAAAAGATATTAAACCATATCTTGCAACAGCAATAACTCAAGCAATTTTAGCAATTAGTTTAAATATTAGTCAAGAGGAAATAAATACAAAAACATCCGAAACTATTTTAAATCAAGAGCTTTTATTAAAAAAAAAATAAAAGAAGATGAAGATATTGCATTATGGTTACATGAATGTTGTAATTATAATTTTTTTAATATTCCAAATCTTACTTATGCTGAAATAGGGTTTTTAATTAATGCAAAAAATAGACAAATTAAAAAACAAGACCTTGAACAACGAAAAGCATCAATGAAATCAAAAAGAGCTGGAAGAAATAAGAGATAAAATTAAATGAAACATAAAAAAATAAAATGGTAGGTGGAGCTAATATAAATATTATAATTAGTGCAGTTGATAAGTTTAGTAAAACTTTTGGGACAGCGAAAACACAAATTAAAGGACTTTCAGGACTTATTCAAAATCACGCCTTATTAATAGGTGCATCAGGTGCTGCTATTGCAGGATTTGGTGTGGCTGGGGTTGTAGTGATGAGAAGTTTAGTAACTGCAGCAAGTAGTTTAAATGAAAGTATAAATGCTGTAACAGTTTCATATGGAGAAAATGCAGATGAAATTTTAAATATTGGAAAAAATGCTGCAAAAAGTTTTGGAATGTCAAGGTCGCAATTTAATCAAACATCTGTTTCTTTTAGTGCATTTGCAGAAAAAATTGATAATGGGGGAGGCGAAGTTGTAGATATTGTAGATAAGATGATGACAAGAACTGCAGATTTTGCATCAGTTATGGATTTAGATTTAGGAAGTGCAATAACAAAAATGATGAGTGGATTAGCAGGAGAAACAGAAGCATTAAGAAGATATGGAATTGATGTAAGTGCTGCACAAGTTGAGACATATGCATATGCAAATGGAATTGCAAAAACGGGCGATAAATTAACAGAAAGTCAAAAAATTCAAGCAAGATATGGAACAATCATGAACCAAACTGAAAAATATGCTAATGATTTTAAAAATACAAGTGATGACTGGGCTAATTCAACAAGAATTTTAAGTGCGTCTATTGTTGATTTAAAAGCAGGGTTAGGAAAACATTTATTACCTGTATTATCAAAAGTTGTTGGTAAAATTCAAGTAGTAATAGATTGGTTTAATAATTTATCAGATAAGCAAAAAAAATGGGGAGTTATTATTGGAGGAGTTGTTACAGCAATGTCATTATTAATAGGTGGACTTGCAATTTTAATAGGATTATTCGCACCATTAATTGCAGGACTTGCAGTAGGAACTATAACAATCGGAGGATTAGCAATTGCAGTTTGGAGCTTACTTTGGCCAGTATTATTAATTGCGGTTGCAATTGCAGCATTAATTGGTATTGGATATTTACTTATAAGTAATTGGGATTATGTAAAAGAAAAAGCTGCTGTAGTAGGTAATTTTTTAAAGGCAGTATTTGCTCCTCAAATAGTTGCACTTAGAATTGCAGTAAAATATTTAGGAATTGCATTTAGCTATATGTGGGATAATTATATACATCCTGTATGGGAAAAATTAAAAACATTTGCTAATTGGCTTAAAGAAACAATTTTGCCTATTGTGGAAAAAATAATTGATAAAATAGGTTCTATTGCTGGAGCAATATCAAGTAAATATTCAGGAATATCAGATAAAATGGCAGAAATTGGTGGAGTTGAAAAAGTTGAAGATTTTATATTAAGACCTAATGGGCAACTTATAGAAACTCATCCTAATGATACTATTGTTGGATTTAAAGGAAATAATATGCCTGGAGGAATTAATATAAATATTGAAAATGTTTATGGAACAGACCCAGACGATATTTCAATTGCCTTACAATATAAATTAAATGCACTAATAAATTCATAATGGTAATTAATACAAAAATAACTATTGATGGAATAACTTATTATGATATTATTGATTTGAGCATATCATCTTCAACAAGTTCTAATAACGCTTCATCGTCTTTTAATTTAGTGATGAAAAATAATGATGGTAAATATAGTTCTATATTTAATATTGGGGATGAAATCATAATTTATGCTGATAAAAATAGTAGTCCTGCAACTACAAAAATATTTACAGGAATTATTGAAGAAATTAATTTTAATGGAAGGAGTCAAACTGAAAAAATATCATTAAATGGGAGAGATTATTCCGCACGATTAATGGATGTAAGTATTCCTCCAGAAATTTATAATGCTACTGAAGTTTCAGTTATTGTTATTGATTTAATAACTAAATATTCAAATAATATTACAACAAATAATGTAAATGTTACTACAACAACTTTAAATCATATATCATTTAATCAAATTCCATTATTTGATGTGATAAAACAGTTAGCAGAATTAAGCAATTCAATTTTTTGGGTAGATGAAAATAAGGATTTACATTTTGAAGACAAAAGCATAAACTCAAGCGGTATAACATTAAATAACACTAATATTATAAGCACTACATTTAAAATATCTAATAGAGAAGTTTATAATTCAATTTGGGTTTATGGAAATAAAAATTTATCTGCTTATAACGAAGATTTTACAACATTAGGAGCTGCAACAACTGGAAGTGTTTTTACACTGTCTTATAAACCCCATAATACGAATGTAACTGTTAATGATAATTCTATGAGAGGGGGAATTTATGAAATGTTATATACTAATCCAAGCGGAATAGAATACCTTATAAATTATGATGCTCAAAATATTATTTTTGTTAGCGGAACATATGCTGGTGATAATATTCCTGTAAGTGGTGCAAGTATTGATGTTAATTATCAAAGAGCTACTCCGATAATTAAATTTGGAAGAAATATTAATAGCATTTCGCAATACGGCGAAAAAACTAAAATAATTGTTGATAAATCTATAAGAGACCCTATTTTAGCAGAAGAAATTGTGAAGAACAAACTTGTGGAATTTGAAAATCCTGCAACTCAGGGAAATATAAATATAGAAGGATTAGCAACATTACAAGCTGGTCAAACTATTATTGTAGATATTCCAAATTATGATATAAATTCTGTAACTTATGATATATTAGAAACAAAATATAATTTTAATAAACTTAATTGTTTATCTGATAATGTTTTAACTTTAAAAGTTAATAAAAAAATAAAAGATATAGCAGATACATTAAAACAAATGATGTTAGACATAAAAACATTACAAGCAGGTGATATAATACCCAGTGATGTATTATCTCGTTTAGAATATGCAACTGGAAGTGTTGGAATTAAAGTTAAAAATTGGGAAGTAAAATCAAGAACAACAGGAAGCTCTTTTATTTTAGGATATGCAGGAACTGGATCAAATCCTCAAGCTGGTGGTATTTTAGGAAGCGTTGCTATAAGTGGAATTAATTTTTTAGGTGATAGCAGAAGTTCATTTTCAATAAATAAATCAGGGGGGGAGTGGTAAAATGGTATTTACAAATGTCGGAAAGAGCGGATTAGCATTAGCTATTGGTTCATATTCAACTAATAGACCTCAATATATGGCTATTGGAAGTGGAAGTGGAGCTGTTGCAATTACAAATATAGCTCTTATTCATGAAACTAATAGAACTGAACCAACTATAACTGATGTCTCTACAATATATGAAGTTGCATATACTGCAGATTGGAATAGTGTAGTAATGTCAGGAACAACATTAAAAGAATTTGGAATGTTTACAGAAAGTGTTGCATCAACTGGTAGTTGCTGGAATAGAGAAGCATTTGCAGGTGTAGAATTTGATGGGAGTAATGAATTACAAATACAACTTAAATTTGAAATTTATTAAACCAAAAAGTATTTAAAGTGTAATATAATTATAATTATATGAAAATATCAAAAAAAATATTTAAATTTGGAACAAGTTGTGGAATTATTATTGATAAATCTATTTGTAAAGAGTTAGATTTAGAAGTTGGGGAATGGGTAGAAATTAATGTTAAAAAAGTGGGAATTCAATTGAAAGGAGGTAAGAAAAAATGAAGACTTTAATGTGGATTTTAATAATTGGAGCTATTGGATTTCTTGGGTTTATTATGCTTTGTGGATTAATTGCTACAACTGCAACAACATCAATAAATAATGAAAAATATACTGTTGAAATTTCAGGAACAGAAGGGCTTAAATTTTCAGGTGCTATTGGAAATGTAGAATTTGGAAGTAGTTCTATTAATAGTGTTGAAGGTAATATTCCTGCTACATATGAAATTGAAGGAATGATAGCAAGTGTTGTATTTCAAAAACAAACTGAAAAAGGTATTTTAACTGTTACAATAAAAGATAATTCAGGGGAAATTATAAAACAACAATCAACGAGTGCATCATATGGTATGATAAGCATTGCATCTATATAAATATCATTTATATGATTAAATTACTTTTTTTACTTTTTTTTACTTTTTTTAATTATATAATTTAAAACTTATAATTTATAAATATAAATAATATAAATTTATATGGCAAATGAAAATGAATTTCCGAAAAGTAATGGTGATATATTTTATGCTGGTGAATTAAATAGTATACAAAGTCCAATACAACAAGTTTATACTGGTGCTGATTTTGATACAAGTGCTACTTGTGTATCATTTCCTACACAAGTAACTGATGAAGATAGTCATGAATTGGATGCAATTACATCAGATTCTATTGCAGGCAGAAATTATGCAACAGTTAAAATATTATTCGACGCATGTATTACATCAGGAGGAGGAAATGCATATGCTGCACTAAAAGTTCAAATAAAAGAAACTGGTGGGAGTTATGCAGATATTTTTGATTTTAAAAATGTTTTTCAAGATACAGGAACTTCAATTTCGGACTCTGGTTGCTATTCAGTTACTGCATTAATAACTTCTGGAATGAAAACTAATGGATTTCAAATTAAAGTATTTAGTAAAAGTTATTCTGGTAATATAACTGCAAA